ATGGGCAAGAAAGCCTTTTGAATTGATAGATTGGCAGGAGCAGATAATCCGAGATATTTTCGGAACGCTGAAACCCAATGGCTACCGTCAGTTCAATACCGCCTATATTGAAATTCCCAAAAAGCAAGGCAAGTCTGAACTGGCTGCCGCCGTTGCTTTGCTTCTCACTTGTGGTGACGGTGAAGAACGAGCCGAGGTGTATGGCTGTGCTGCCGACCGCCAACAGGCATCCATTGTTTTCAATGTGGCGGCTGACATGGTGCGTATGTGTCCTGCCCTGGGCAAACGAGTAAAAATTCTGGATTCGCAAAAGCGGCTGATTTATATGCCCACCGGAAGTATCTACCAGGTACTGTCCGCTGACGTCGGCAACAAGCACGGTTTCAACACCCACGGCGTTGTCTTTGACGAGCTGCATACGCAGCCAAACCGAAAGCTGTTTGATGTCATGACCAAGGGCTCCGGTGATGCCCGTATGCAGCCGCTGTACTTTCTCATTACCACGGCCGGCAATGATACCAAGTCCATCTGCTACGAGATCCACCAAAAAGCCAAGGACATCATTGAAGGTCGGAAAATCGACCACACATTCTATCCGGTAATTTACGGTGCGGATGAGTCAGATGACTGGACGGACCCTAAGACCTGGAAGAAAGCAAATCCCTCTCTGGGCATTACCGTTGGCATCGACAAGGTCCGGGATGCTTGCGAGTCCGCAAAGCAGAATCCCGGCGAGGAGAATGCGTTTCGTCAGCTTCGCCTTAATCAATGGGTCAAGCAGGCGGTGCGCTGGATGCCGATGGAGAAATGGGACAGATGCGCCTTTGCCGTCAATGAGGACGACCTGGAAGGACGCATCTGCTACGGCGGTCTTGACCTGTCCTCCACAACGGATATCACAGCGTTGGTGCTGGTATTCCCGCCTACCGACGAAGACGATAAATTCATCATTCTGCCGTACTTCTGGATACCGGAAGAAAACCTGCCTCTACGGGTCCGGCGCGATCATGTGCCATACGATGTGTGGGAGCGGCAGGGTTTCCTGCAGACCACCGAAGGCAATGTCGTTCACTACGGCTTTATTGAGAAATTCATAGAGCGGTTGGGCGAACGCTTCAATATCCGAGAAATCGCATTTGACCGATGGGGTGCTGTGCAGATGGTGCAGAACCTGGAAGGTATGGGCTTTACTGTCGTTCCTTTCGGCCAGGGCTTTAAAGATATGAGTCCCCCTAGCAAGGAACTGATGAAGCTGGTGCTGGAGGGCAAAATCGTCCATAGCGGACATCCGGTACTGCGATGGATGATGGATAACATTTTTATCCGCACGGACCCGGCGGGCAACATTAAGCCGGACAAAGAAAAGTCCACGGAAAAGATTGACGGTGCGGTCGCCACTATTATGGCCCTCGACCGTGCAATCCGCTGTGGCAACGATACTGGTGCTTCGGTCTACGATGACCGGGGCATTTTTTATATCTAACTGGAGGTGACCCCTATGGGTTTATTCACAGGCATATTCCGCTCCAGGGATAAGCCTTCCAATCGCACAGCAGGCAGCGGATACACCTTTTACATGGGTGGATCTTCTTCTGGTAAGACCGTCACAGAACGCTCTGCCATGCAGATGACTGCTGTATACTCCTGCGTCCGCATCCTGGCAGAAGCTGTGGCGGGTCTGCCGTTGCACCTTTACCGCTACACCAAAGACGGCGGCAAGGAGAAGGCAATCGACCATCCGCTGTATCTGCTCCTGCACGACGAGCCGAACCCGGAGATGAGTTCCTTTGTGTTCCGGGAGACCTTGATGACCCACTTGCTCCTGTGGGGCAACGCCTATGCCCAGATTATCCGCAATGGCAAAAATGAGGTCATCGCGCTGTATCCGCTGATGCCCAACAAAATGTCCGTGGACAGAGATGAGCATGGGCAGCTGTACTACACCTACTACCGGGGTCCGGACGAGGCTATCAAGAACAAAGAATTCGCAGTCACCCTGCGGACTACCGATGTTCTGCATATCCCCGGCTTGGGCTTCGACGGTCTTGTAGGCTACAGTCCTATCGCAATGGCCCGAAATGCCATCGGCATGGCTATTGCTTGTGAGGAGTATGGAGCCAAGTTCTTCGCCAACGGTGCTGCTCCCGGCGGTGTCTTGGAGCATCCTGGCACGATTAAGGACCCGCAGCGAGTCCGGGAAAGCTGGCAGTCCACCTTCGGCGGCAGCGGCAACGCCAATAAAATCGCTGTCCTGGAAGAAGGCATGAAATACACGCCCATCGGCATCTCCCCGGAGCAAGCACAATTCCTGGAAACCCGTAAATTCCAAATCAATGAAATTGCTCGAATTTTCCGAGTGCCGCCCCATATGGTAGGTGACCTCGATAAATCGAGCTTTTCAAATATCGAGCAGCAGTCCCTTGAGTTTGTGAAATACACGTTGGACCCCTGGGTTATCCGGTGGGAGCAGTCGATTATGCGTGCGCTCCTTTCTGCGGAAGAAAAAAGCGAGTATTTCGTGAAATTCAATCTGGAAGGTCTGCTCCGTGGCGATTACCAAAGCCGCATGAACGGCTACGCCATTGGTCGCCAGAACGGTTGGATGTCCGCCAACGATATCCGTGAACTGGAAAACCTCGACCGCATTCCGGCCGAGGAGGGCGGCGACCTATACCTCATTAACGGCAATATGCTCCCCATGAAAGATGCGGGTGCTTTTGCGAATACAACCCCCAACGATAGCGGAAAGGAGGAAGAAACCGATGAAGAAGTTTTGGAAGTGGACGAATCAGGCTCTGACGGAGACGGCTCCGATGGAGAGGACACTGCATCTGAACGGAACCATCGCCGAAGAAAGCTGGTTCGATGACGATGTTACACCCCAGCTGTTTGCAGATGAACTGAATGCCGGAAGCGGCGACATCACCGTGTGGATTAACAGTCCTGGCGGCGACTGCGTGGCGGCAGCTCAAATCTACAATATGCTGATGGATTACAAGGGCAATGTCACGGTCAAAATTGACGGCATCGCAGCCTCCGCTGCATCCGTTATCGCCATGGCAGGTACCAGGGTGCTGATGTCCCCGGTTTCCATGCTGATGATCCATAATCCCATGACCGTCGCTATGGGCGATGCCGCCGAGATGGAAAAGGCCATCGAGATGCTGGCAAGCGTCAAGGATTCCATTATCAACGCCTACGAAATCAAGACTGGTCTGTCCCGCGCAAAACTGTCCCACCTTATGGATGCCGAAACCTGGATGGACGCCAACAAGGCTGTGGAGCTGGGCTTTGCAGATGAAATCTTGCAGAGAACTGCCGCTGCCGTTCCTGTCCAGCCGGATGAAGAGGACGATGAGGATGAGGACAAAGATGCCCCCGGCGCCCCTGCCGAGGAGGACGAGGATGACAAGGAAAAATCCAAAGCATCCATGCTGTTCTCCCGGAAGGCGGTCAACACATCCCTGGTCAACAAGCTGCGTCATCGCATGATTGCGGATGCCGCCCAGACAAGACCCAAACCCACCGGCCGCAAGGTAGATGACCTCTACGAGCGGCTCAATCTCATGAAACATTAAGGAGGATTTTTATCATGACTATTCACGAACTGCGCGAAAAGCGTGCAAAGGCTTGGAATGCCGCCAAGGCGTTCCTGGACTCTCGTAGAAACGAGAAGGGTGTGCTGTCCGCCGAGGATGATGCCACCTATACCCGTATGGAACAGGAAATCGCTGACCTGGGCAGAGAGATTGCCCGTATGGAGCGCCAGGCGGCTATCGATGCTGAACTGGCAAAGCCTGTTACTACTCCCATCACCGCCAAGCCCATGAACGGCTCCGGTGAGGATAAGCCCAAGACCGGCCGTGGCTCTGTCGCCTATAAGAATGCGGTGCTGGATGCCCTGCGCTCCAACTTCCGCAGAATCAGCAATGTGCTGACCGAGGGTGTCGATTCCCAGGGCGGTTACCTGGTCCCCGAAGAGTATGACAGCCGTCTGATTGATGTGCTGACCGAGGAATGCATCATGCGCAAGCTGGGTCACACCATCACTACCAGCGGTGAGCATAAGATTAACATCGCTGGCAACAAGCCTGCCGCCGCCTGGATTGAGGAGGGCGAGGCTCTGACCTTTGGCGATGCCACCTTCGACCAGATTATTCTGGATGCTCACAAGCTACACGTCGCCATCAAGGTGACCGAGGAACTGCTGTATGACAATGCCTTCGGTCTGGAGAACTACATCATCACCCAGTTCGGCAAGGCTCTGGCCAATGCCGAAGAGGATGCCTTCCTCAATGGTACCGGCGTCGGTCAGCCCCTGGGTCTGCTTGCCGCTGATGGCGGCGCAGAAATCGGTGTCACCACCGCAGCTGCCGATGACATCACCTATGACGAAATCGTCGACCTGGTGTACTCTCTGAAGCGTCCCTACCGCAAGAACGCCTCTTTCCTCTGCAATGACCAGACCCTGGCTGCCCTGCGTAAGCTGAAGGATCTGAACGGCAGACCTCTGTGGCAGGAGTCCCTGCAGGCCGGCGAACCCGGTCGCATCCTGGGCTACCCTGTACACACCTCTCCTTATTTCCCCGTGATGACCGCAGGTCTGCCTGCCATCGCTTTCGGCGACTACAACTACTACAACATCGGTGATCGTGGCACCCGCTCCTTCGCCGAACTGAAGGAACTGTTCGCCGGAAACGGCATGGTTGGCTTTGTTGCCAAGGAGCGCGTGGACGGCAAGCTGGTTCTGCCCGAGGCAGTCAAGCTGCTGAAGATGGCTGCGGCGTAATAAAGGGAGGCGACGGCGATGAATGAACTTCTGGCGAAGGTCAAGCAAAACTTAATACTGGAACACGAGGCTGACGATCCCTTGCTGAAGGGCTATATCACCGCCGCCGTCTCCTATGCCGAAAGCTATCAGCATATTCCTGCCGGCACCTATGCCGACCACCCCATGCCGCCGACTACGGAGCAAGCGGTGATTATGCTTGCCTCCCATTTTTACGAGTCCAGGGACGGGTCCACAGGCGGTTTCTTTGCAGATAATGTGCAAGCCGGACAGCAAGTCTGGACAACCGTCAACCTGCTCCTGCGGCTCGACCGGGAATGGAAGGTGTGAGTATGAGTTTTGGTAAGATGAACGGCTTTGCCGATATTATCGCTACAAAGCGTACAAAGGACAGCGAGGGTTTCTCTGTGACCGCAGACGAAATCCTCGCTTCTGTCCGTGTTTACCGGGAAGGTCGCCATGGAAGTCAGCGTTGGGCCAATACCGCTGCATTCTCCGAGGCGACCGACCTATTCCGATTCCGGTGTATCCCTGGCTTGGAAATCACAACGGACCATATCATCGTCAGCGATGGAAATCGCTTTGAAATTACCTCCGTTGAAGATGTGAAGGGCCGGGGTATGTACATCGAAGTGCTAGCAAAGAAGGTGGTGGCGACCATTGGCAAAGGTTGATATCAAAATGCCAGACGAGTTTCTGGAGCGGATTTCCCGGTTGGGAAAGGACTTTGATGCTGTTGCCGAGTCTGTTTTGGAAGCGGGCGGCGAAGTAGTCCTTGCAAAAGCACAGGGAAATCTGTCCGGCGTTGTGGGACGGGGTACGAAATATGACTCCAGATCTACTGGTGAGTTGGCAGGAGCCATGGGTCTCTCTCCGGCAAAACTAGACCGCAGCGGAAACCACAATGTCAAAATTGGTTTTGCCGAGCCTCGTTCCGACGGCGGTAGCAATGCCAAGCTGGCTAGCATCCTGGAATACGGCAAGCATGGTCAGCCAGCAAAGCCGTTTATGAAACCTGCAAAAACCGCCACAAAAGCAGCTGCGATTTCTGCCATGCAACAGAAATTTGAAGAGGAGGTCGAAAAGCGATGAGCCTTTTGGCTGATATTCAGACTGTGGTCGCCCCATTGGGTATCCCCATTGAAACCGGGGTGTTCAAAGATGAGGCACCGGGAAAATACATCGTTGTGACTCCCATCAGCGACAATTTCGACCTTCATGCGGACAATGCCCCCGGCGTTGATGTGCAGGAGGTCCGGCTGTCGCTTTACTGCCAGGGCAACTACACGAAGGACAAAAATGCCCTTGTGAAGCGGCTCCTGGCTGCGGATTTCACCATAACCGACCGCAGATTTATCGGTTATGAAACAGAAACTGGCTACTACCACTACGCTGTGGATGTGGCCCACTATTATGAAATGGAGGATTAATCATGGCTACTATCGGTCTTGATAAACTGTATTACGCAAAAATCACCGAAGATGACCAGGGTAACGAAACCTATGCTACGCCTACCCAGCTGGCAAAGGCAATGACCGCTGACCTCTCCGTGGAACTTGCGGAGGCGACACTGTACGCAGATGACGGTGCTGCCGAAATCGTGAAGGAATTTAAGTCCGGCACCCTGTCCCTGGGTGTGGATGACCTGGGCGGCAGCGTGGCTTCCGACCTTACCGGTTCCACCATCGACAATAACGGTGTCGTTATTTCCGCTGCGGAAGATGGCGGCACTCCTGTGGCTGTCGGTTTCCGGGCAAAGAAGTCCAATGGCAAGTACCGCTATTTCTGGCTGTACAGAGTCAAGTTTGGCATCCCCGCCACCGCCCTGGCTACCAAGGGCGACAGCATCACCTTC